TCCGAACATCTCCATGCAGCAGCTCAAAGTCCGCTGCATGAACCTCAAAAGGCGGCAGGGGCTGGACGTGGTCATGATAGACTACCTCCAGCTGATGAACATGCGGACGGAGAACATCCAATACAACCGCGAACAGGAGGTATCGCAAACCACCCGCCTGCTAAAGCGTCTCGCCAAAGACCTGCAAGTGCCGGTCGTCCTGCTTTCCCAACTCAACCGCAATGTCGAGTCAAAGGCGAAGGCAAGGGGGCAGCTCAGCCCGGACCTTCCGGGGATGGCGGACTTGAGGGAGTCCGGGGCCATCGAGCAGGATGCGGACGTTGTCCTGCTGCTGCACCGCCCGGAGTACTACAAGGACGAGGGGGCGATAAAAGGGGTCGGCATCATCAACATAGCCAAGCAGCGGGACGGGCGGACCGGCAAAGTGGAGTTTGCCTACAACGAGTCGCTCACGTGCATAGGGGATGTCATAAAGGACGACGGCGGAATGCCGTTTTAAAACACGAAGGAGGGAACATGAACTACGGAATTCCATACATGGGGTCAAAAAGCAAAATCGCGGCGGACATCATAAGGCTTCTCCCGGAAGCCGGCCACTTCTACGACTTGTTCGCCGGAGGCTGCGCCGTGACGCACGCCGCCATGCTGTCGGGCAAGTTCGGGCACATACATGCGAACGACATAGACACGCGGCCCGTGGCGCTGTTCCGCGACGTGCTGGATGGCAAGTACGCCGACGAGAAAAGGTGGATAAGCCGGGAGGACTTCTACCGGCTGAAGGATACCGACCCTTATGTCTCCTGCTGCTGGAGCTTCGGGAATGGCGGGGTGGAATATCTGTATTGCCGGGAAGTCGAGGACTGGAAGCACGCCCTGCACCTTGCAAGGGTGCAGGGTGACACCTCGATGCTTGCGGACATGGGGATAAGGTCGGACGGCAGCCGCCGCGACATCTCCGCACATCACGAAGAGTACAAGCGCAAGTACATCAAATGGTGGTTAGAGCGCCACGGTGAGGGGTGTGCGGGAATAGACGAGCTGCTCTCCAATCTGTGCAGGAGCATAAAGGATGAGAGCGAAAAGCTCCGCAACTATCTGTTGGACGCCCTCAAAGAAAGCGGACTGACACAAGCGGAGGTCGGCATGAGACTCGGCACTTGTATGCACCGCCATTATTTCTGCACCTCGCAGTGGAGTTTCCCCACCAAGGAACATTACAACAAGATGCGGCAGTTCATGCCGCTCCCTGTCCCTTATATGGAAATAATCGGGCTTCAAAGATTTTTGGAAAGCCTGCAAAGCCTGCAAAGCCTGCAAAGCCTGCAAAGCCTGCAAAGCCTGCAAAGACTGCAAAGACTGCAAAGACAGCAAAGACAGCAAAGGATATTAGGTCTGGGAGGAGAGGGAAGGCTGGAAATATCCTCCATGGATTACCGGGAGGTAAGGGTGAAGCCGGGCGGCATCATCTATGCCGACCCGCCATACAAGGGGACGACAGGATACAGTTGCGGCGCGTTCGACCATGAAGCCTTTTACGACTGGTGCGCCGCCCGCAAGGGGCATGTATTCATCTCCGAATATTGGATGCCGGAGGACAGGTTCGAGGCGGTATGGGAGAAGGACGTGCTCTGTACTTTCTCCTCGACGAACAACAAAAGACGGGTGACTGAAAAGATATTCGTCCCGAAATAGAAAGAACATAAAGGACATGGAAGACAAAAAAAAAGGACGGCCCGGACATCACCGGGAGGACTTGATAGGGAAAGCGAAGGCGGCACCTCCGCCCGAGCCGGAAGCCAAGGGCAGATGGGTGCGGGTGGACAGTCGGACGGTCGTGTTCGTCAAGGAAGGGCAGGACGCTGACGAGGTGGCGGAAAGGTACAGAAACAGGGGCAACGACTTCTACGTGACGTACGACGATTTACTCTGACAAAGAAATCATAAATCATAAATCAAAAAAATCTATAAAAAGGAATCTATGATTGACAACTGGGAAGACTTGGACAAGAAGACGGGCGGGAAGATAACCGCCTTCACCTACATCGCCCTCTGGCTGAATGACCGGGTGTACGGCCTCGCGGTCGATTTGTACTCCGGCGTGAAAGGATCGGGGTTCTACCGACATGCGGTAAAGAAGACCGCAAACGAAATCTACAAGGAGGCGGGCATGGCGTGCAACCGAAACTTCGGCATACTGGGCAAGAGCGCGCTCTTCCTCTCCGAGGTCAACGGATACGTGGGCGAGGAACTCGACAGGCACGTCGAGGTCTACAAGTATGCCGTCCAGCAGGAGCTGCTGGACGCGGGCGTGACGGGCGAGGCGAACGAGCTGGCATCGCAGGCGAGCGTGGTGAACATGCTCGCGCAGGTGCTGACGTGCGTCGTCAACGACTTCCGCCGCAGGGCGCTGACCCCGTGGGGCGTGAGGAACAACCCGCTGGAGTACCTCAAGCTGGACTCCATCAAGTACAAGGCGCACAAGCTGGGAAACCTCATAGCGGACAACCGGGAAACCGTGGACTTGAACAAGTCCCGGCGCGTGGTGGATGCCTTCGCCTGCTTCACCAACGCCCTGTTCGCCGGTGGGGCGTTCGGCAGGGCGATAGGCAAGGCGGAGACAAGCATAAAGGAAACAGAGAAAATAGCATACCAATGATGGAAAGGATGATGGAAAGGACGAAAGACATCGTAAGGATGGAAATACGGGCGCTCGAGGAAAGGATAGAGCGCAACGAGAGAATCAAATGCCAGTTCGTGGCCGCAAGGCTGAAAAGGGAGCTGGCGCAGTTGGAAAACGAATTAAGAGAATTAAGCGAATAAAACAAATAAGTCATGATTAACGAAGTGGTTTTGGTGGGACGCGTGGGCAAAGACCCCGAGTTCCACGCCTTCGACAACGGAGGAGCGGTGGCAAGGTTCTCGCTTGCCACGACGGAGAGGGGCTACAAGCTCCAGAACGGGACGGAAGTGCCCGAAAGGACGGACTGGCACACGGTGGTAGTCCGGAACAGGACGGCGGAAGTCGCCAGAGACTACGTGAGGAAGGGGATGCTCGTGGGTGTCTCCGGAAGCCT